CCGAAATCCACATTGCGGAAGTAGTTATCCGTCCCGTTGAACACGGCCACGGGATAGACTCCGGTGTCATCATAAGATGGGTTGTTCGTTGCGGGACTCGCGACAAAAGAATAGCGCCGATCGCCAGAGGCAAGCACGAGATTCGCGGAGGGCGTAAGATCTCCCGCCGCACCAGCGGAGCCGCTGTTCGCATAGGGAGTCGCGCCGCTGAAGTCATAGCCAAGCAGGAGATCGCTCGAACGAACGACATAGTCGCTCGCGAGCTCGGCGTCGATTTCGCCGTCAGTCAATGCCGCTGACCAAACGCGAACGCTTTCGCCGTTGCCACCGATGATCCCGTTGAAAGCGCCGCCCGTGCTGTAGCTATACCGACCAATCGCGATTGGAGTCGTGGTAGCTGCAAGTGAGATCAGTGCCGCAGGAACGCCGGGAGTGACAACGCTACTCGTCAGAGCGGCCCCTGCCGTCCACGACTCTGTAACTGCGTCATATGTCGAGCGTCGGAAGGTGACCCGAGTTGCGTCGGTTCCCGCCGCACCATCGAAGCGCATCGCCAATCGCGCGCGCACACCACCCGCCACACCCAACAGACCGTCAACGCGAGAGATAGCCGCGCCGTTGCCGATGAAGGCGACTACACTCGTGCCGCCATTGTCGATTAGAGCCAACTGCGTTCCTGTCGGGCTAGAACTTGAAGCGCGAGTTACATATGCCTGTCCCCCCGATGATCCGTTTTGTCTGCACAATTCTAGAACGATTGTCAGGCCCGCGAGCGCATCCATATCCGTCAGCCCAGATGCACCGACCAGACCCTCGCCCGACACGCCGCTCACATATACCTGACCGTCGTCCGTCTCTGCGCGGCTGTCATTCCACCCCTGCACAAAGCCACCACTCACAATTGCCTTGCGCGCCATATCGTAGTGCGCTGAAACCGTGACGCCGATTGCTTCGAGGAACTCGACGGGCGCATTCTCTGGCTGGAAGAAATCGATCCACTTGTCGAGGCCGTTCGATAGGTAGCTGATCGCCTCGACCGGATGCGATTCGGCCGCGTCCCGATCCGTGAGGCGCGAGTGCTCGACGGAATCGAACACCACCTCGCCGCTCTCGTTCGTCTGTAGGATCTGCCCTTCGGATCCCGGCACGATCGACAGCGGATCGACCGCGCCCCATTCGGGTTCGTCGCTCTCGTTCACGCGCAACACTTGCCCCGCGCTCCCCGCCGCGAGCTTCGTGACGTCGATCGCCGCGTCCGCCGCGATCTGATCGTTCGTAAGCCCAGTGATGCGAGCGAGTGGCACCGTGCCTGACGCCAGCGCGTCGGCTGCAAGGTTCGTCAGCCCGTCGCCGTCGCCGATGAACGCCTCGGCCGCGAGCACGATCGACGGCAGCGACAGCGTGCCGCCCGTGCCCGTGATCACGACGTCGCCCTCGGCGTCGACCGCGAAGTCGAGGTAGTTGTCTTCGTCGTAGCCGAGACGAAGTTGCGCGCCGTCCAAGATCGACGGGTCGCCATTGAACAGCTTGAGCGGACGGTCCAGAAAGTCAGTCATAGGGATGATCTCGCGTTAATCAGTCAGCGGATCGCCCGACGCGTCGACGACGAGCGGCACGACCTCAGTGAGCACACGAAGCGCGTCGGTCGACACGCTCACTTGTACGACGTAGTTCCCACCCGCTTGCGCGTCCGCGGACGCCGCAACCCCGAGCCCGAACTGCACCTGCTTGAGTGCGATAACCGCGTCGAGCGTGCCGTCGGTTTCGAACTCCGTCGACACGTCGTCCCACACGCCACCGACCGACCGAGCCACGCGCACGGTTGGCGTGCCGGTCAACGCCTCGGACGTGTCCAGTCGCGCGGTGAAGTCGACCGCGAACGTGTCCGCTTCTGTCCGTCGCTTGTAAAAGTCGGTCATGGGTCAGCGGGTAGAGATCAGGCCACCGAAGAGCACGAAGCGCGCCCTCGGTTCAGTGTTCGGCAGCGCGGCGAAGACAAGCGCCCCGTCAGAATCTAGGACGGCCGCAAGGTCGCCGCCATCGTCCGCGAACGCGAAGCGCGCGCCGTCGCTGTCGATCACGAGCACGATCGGAATCAGTGGGGGGCCGCGGTGCCGCGCCCCGTCGCCGAACACATTGTGCCGCGCCGCCGCGGTATAGGTCTGCATTAGTCGCGCTCCCCGAGGAACAAGTTCGACCGAGGCACGTTGCCCCGTTCGTGGCGCCCGATCATGCGGCCGCCCTTGGGCATGTCGCCGCGGAACACACGCCCGAAGTAGGCCCGCGACCGTGAGCGCGCGCAGTCGTACACATCGCCCTCAATGTGCACAAGCCCAAGCTGCGCCAGTTCTTCCGACGTCGCGGGACGTTCGGCGCCGGTGCGCCGGTCGATCACCGTCGGCGGTGCGTCGATCTTGCGTAGGTGCGCCATTACGAGGACCGTCCTGTTCCGAGGGGGGTGCCACCGGCGCCAAGCGCCAGCCCGAACGCTTGCGCCAACAGGCCCGACGCCGACGGCGTGTCGTCGATATGCGCGGGGTTAATGTGATCGCCGCGGAAGTGTTTCCAGATGAACGGCAGCGCACCGGTGCGCGTCGTCTCTTCTGGCCCCATGCCGACGTAGAAGACCGCCTCGCTCCACGCTGTCGGCGGGTACGGCATCACATCGCCGAACGCCACGGGATCACCGGCGGTGTAGATCGGAATGATGGGGTCGGGTTCGTACGGCGAGATCCGCAGCGCGCCGAAACTGTCCTCGACGAGCCACGCCGTAGCGTCCGCATAGCGCCCGACGAACCGAATCGCCCCGTCGCTGTCTTCCGCCAAGTACGCCAGCGTCGACACGTTGCCACCGATCGCGGCCGCTAGACCGATCGTGCCGTCGTCGCGGAAGAAGGCGAAGGTTTCGACGAACTGTTCACGCGTCGCGGTATAGAGCGGCACGACGGCGGAGTACTCTGCGCTGTCGCCGGGGCGGACCACAAACCGCAAATCGCCGCCCTCGGCGAACTCGAGGTACGCTTGCGGGTCGTCGGTCGACCCGACGTGCCAAAGCTTCGTCCCGACCAGCGCCAGCGCGTCCGCGCTCAAGATGCACGAGAAGTAGAAGCCGACACCGTGCGTTGGGTCGGGCGCGTCGCGGTACGCCAGCGTGTCGCCGTCGCGGGTGGTCGAACTGAACAGGGCATCGTTCGGGATCGGTGACGACGCCCACGTGCCCGCCTCAAGTTGTGGCAAGATGAAATCGACCACCGTTCCCGCGGGTACGCGAATGCACCAGCGCGAGCCCGTCGCGGGCGCGGGGTCGATGTCGGAGTACCGCGCAAACGTCGGGCCAAGAGTGAAGACCTTCGACGACGCGCCTTCGCCCTCGAGCCCCAAGTTGAACGACCCCGTGCCCATGGCGAACACGCTGGCCGCGTGCGGCGATCCGCCCGGGGGCGCGACTTGGCCAGAGTTGTACACCCGCGCCTCAGTCGATCCCGCGGAATTGTCTAACCGGAACACGCGACCTTGGGGAACGATCTCCTGCAGCCCGGCACGGCGGAGCGCGTCGGTCGCCAGCGGATAGGTGAGGGTCGCCGCCCCGTCGCCCGCTTTGGTCCAGCCAATGGTCGACGTGGCGACGTTGCGATTGTTCCGCACCAACTGTATCCGCGCGCGCTCGATCTGCATGAGTTGCAACCACGCGCCGTACAGCGGGCGCCATACCGTCCGCATCGTCTCGGGGAACGCACGCCGCCACACGCCGCGCGCGTCACGCGCGAAGGCTTCCGTTGATCGCTCAACAAAGAGATCGCCGCCGATGATCGCCTCGCTTCCGAACTCCGAATGGAAGTAGCCGAGCACCGATCGGTAGTCGTAGAAGGGCTGCGCGCCTGAATCCGACACGGTTAGCGGTTCCCCTTGGGCTCACGCGCGGGGCGATCCTTCCCGCGATCCTTGCCGCGCGCCAGCATCGCCGCCATGCGCTCGGCGCGCGACGCCATGCGCGCCGCGCGCTCTTCGCGTCGCGCTTCATTCTCCGCCAGCATGCGACGCGCGCGCGTGTCGCCTAACGTGAACGGGCGATCGGGCGCCGCGGGCAGATCTTTCACGCGGCGCACCGCGCGGCACGTCTTGAGCCGGTCCACTTCGCCAGAGTCGGGCGTGACCCGCGCATCGAAGCACGACGCGCCATACGTGAGCCGTGCGCCGCCAATGCCGGGCGTGGTGCGGAACGCCGCCGCCAGAAAGTCCGACACCTCGCCGTCGATCTCGTCGGGATAGTAGTCGACACCCGACGCGGGATCGGTCGCGACGATCACCTGCACCATGAGCGCGGGCGTGTGTTCCGCGATCGTCTTTCCGCATGCGTCGCACATTCGCATTAGGTCGTCCCCCGTGGTGGCGTCTCACGCACGACGACCTCGCCGCGCTTGTCGTCGTAGGTGGCGCGTCCCGTGAAGTCGTTCGCGATCACCGCGCAGAACGCGGCAAGCCCGACGTTCGCGGCACGCTGCGCTGCCTCCGCCGCCTTGAGCATGGCGCGCGACGCGTTCACTTGCGCGGACGCGTCGACGACGTTGCGCGCCAGCCCGTCGGCAAGGGCGCGCTGTTCTGGCGTGAGTGCGGTTCGATCGTTGGGCATGTTAGATCGGTAATCCGTTGACTAAGACTGTTCCCCAGAGGCGAACTTCGGTCGCGGTGATGTCGATATATGATTCGTAGATACCGCCCAGCAAGTTCGCCGACGACGTCATTTCGATGGTCGCCGCGGGTGCGCCAGACATCCCGGGCAAGAGGAAATCTAGCGACGTAATGTCGGCAATTCCCGGGGACGCGATGCGATCGCTTTCGATCGTTCCGTAGTTGTCGAGAAAGATCGTGCCCAGTACGCCCGCGTTCCCGCCGATCGTCACGTCGCCAATGAATGTCCCCGTCGCCGCGATCAGTTCACCAGCAAAGCCCGCGTCGCCGTTGGCTAATAGGTAAAACGAATCGTGTTCGATCACCGCCTCGGAACTCTGCGCGTCAAGGTCGATAATGACCTCGGTGCCGATCAGTTGACCACTGACCAAGATTCCCATCCCGTCGGAAATCTCTGAGAGGGAACCGACGTCGATCGCAAACGCGGTAACGGACCCAGCCGCCAGCGAATCGACCGTCACGCGGCCGTCGCTGTCGACAGAGATCACGCGGCGATACGTCGCGCCATCGCTCACGCCGTCCAAGTCGTCCGGGTCGCCGCTGCTGGGCTTCGCAAGGAACAAGCTGATCTCGCGGAGGCCGTCGTCGGTTACCGTGCTCTCGAGCACGATGTTCTCGATGACACGGCCCTCGCCGTCCATGAGCGTAAACAGCCCTTCGCTGTCGCGGATTTCGTCGGGCGTGAGATAGCGCTCGCCAATGAACCCCGCCAAGAAGTCGCGCTGCATTTCCTCAAGCAGCGCCATCTTCTCCGAGAAGCCGGTATCGAATCCGCCCTTGCCCAAGTCGTCCCAGCGATCGCGACCGGTGGGCGTGCGTGCGTTGTCACGCGCCCCGTTGTCGAAGGGCGGCACGAAGCCCGACGTCGCGCCCGCGTCGGAGTCGAAGCGCACGTAAATGCGCTTCGTGCCGTAGCCCGACGCCGGGATCCGAACACGCGAGAGCGCGTACGAGTCGTCAGGGCCAACGACCGCACCGACAATCGGATCCGTGGCCGCGATGTCGATCACCGCGTCGGGCGGGGCCAGCGGATCGGCGTTCAGTTCGCTGTCGCGATTGGTCCAGATGTACAGCCGCCCACCCGATCCCGCGGGATCGCGCACGGTGACCTGATAGTCCCGGCTGGCGATGTTCGGACGCTCAAGGTCGGTCGTCACTTCGTCGACCACATCGGGCGCTTGCGGATCGTAGTCGGCGCCGTTGTCGGGGACCGCGATCGGCGCCTGTGGGCCTTGCGTGCCCCAGTCGTCCGCCTCTTCTTCGCCGGTGCCTTTGTCGTCGGTTTCGCTGACGTAGGTGTTCAGCACCTTCACTTCGCACGTCGGCGCCAATGGGCGTTCGAAGAGCACCTTCGGCGTGGACGCTGTGGCCACCGGGCCAGCGGTGCCCGACACGGTGCCGCTGCCGAACCCCGACCACGGTTCCACCTCGACGACGAGGCGCGCATTCTTTTGCGTGATCGGTACGCCGACAATGCCCTCCAGATCGACGCCCGCGGTAAACGCCGCCGCGGAAAAGTCCGACGGGTCGGCGAGTTCGAGATCGTCGGGCTCGGGTTCGTTCGCGGGCACGACCGCCGCGCGGATCCGCACGCCGAGCGCGAACGCGTTGAGGGTGCCGATCACCTTCGGCACGCCGAACGACGACAGCCCCAGCGACACCGCTGCCTTGAGCACGCGGGGCTGATTCTCTAACTCGAGCGCGTCTTCGACGTAGGGCGATCGGATGCGGTTCGGCGCGGTGTTCTTCGCGCGCACATGGAACCACCCCGAGCCCGGCGCGTTGCTGAACACGACCTCACCGGATGCGGTAAGCTCTGCCCGTAGTGGCCAGTTGATCGGTGGGTCGTCGTCGTTGGTGAACGCCGCGTCGATCACCGCCGCGCCGCCGCCAGCGACCCCGCTTACGGTGACCGTGATGTCGCTCCCATCTTGCGACAGCGCGACCGACGGCGGCCCTAACGGCTGCACCGACGGCCCCATGTCCAAGTATTCGACTTCGCCGTATGCGGGGTGCCGCTCCACCGACAGCACGCGCACCACGCGCAGCCCCGTGCGCGCACCCGTCTCGGGGTTCGGCGCCTTGAGCGAGCTCTGGTCGATGGTGATCAGCTGGCCTTCGTCGATCTGATCCGCGGTCGACCGCCCGACTTCGATCCGCCCGCGGACTGAGCCATCGCGGTACAGGTCGAACACGTCGCGGGAGATCTGCGCGATGGCGCCCTGCAGCACCGTCCCGCCGAATAGCACCTGCGGATATGTGCGCTCAACAATCCGCGTCGGTTCCATCGCGCCGAAGAGCGACAGCGCAAGGATCCGCGTCCCCATCGTCGCCGATGAATCCGCTTCGATCAGGGGCCAGTCCTTCTCGTCGACGATCAGGCCGTCGCCCAACACTTGCGCCGCGTCGCCCTCACTGATTCCGCTGAACGGTCGCTCGGTGTTGAGATAGCGCCACTGAATTGCGGTGATCGCTTCGCGCCCCGCCAGTCGCCACGACTGCGCGTTCGCGTTCGACGCGTTGAGTTCGACCAGCGCGAAGGGGTCGACGTTCGTCGGAATCCGCAGGTCGATCAGGCGCCGTTCACCATTCGCCGCGACGAATGCGGACAACAGACACGGCGCCCATACGTGGTCTTGCATCCACGCTTCGACGTTTCCGGGCGTCGCGGTGACGCGCAGCCACAGCGACGGGATCGACAGATCCGCCTCAAGCGCCGTGATTGCCGCCGCGTCGTAGCGCACGCCCAGCGCATCCCAGACCCGCTTCGTGAGCGTCGCGGGGTGAATGCCGCCGAACTCTGTTCCCCACGGGTGCGCCGCGTTCGCGATGCCGATATGCAGCGGCGCTTCTGCCGTGGGCGCGGCCGTCGGCGCGTGCACGTAGGCGGGAACGTCGGTGTACGTCGGCCCACCGGCGCCGGTCGGGAAGGTGCCGCGCGGGACAATGATCCACGCGGTGATGGTCACCAGTCGCCCAATGCCGTACGGCGTGGGCACCGATTGGAACGTCGTTACCGCGCCGTCAAGCCCGACCGTCGGCAACGATACCTGTTTGATCGTGGGCTCGTCCAGCGTCGTGAGGATTTCGGCGAGGCCCTGAATCTTGTCCGCTTCGCGCGGGGTCGACAAGAAATTCGAGAAGCCCGGCAACGTCGCGCCGAACGACACGATCGGGTAGCTCTCCCCGTCGTAGTTGACGCGCAGCGTTTTGAAGTTGCCCTCGACGGCAGACCATGTCGGGTTGGGGTTGTCGACCAGATCGTTTTCCGCGAACCGGCGGAACGCCGCGGTAACTTCTTGTCCGCCCGCCTCAAGGCCCGCGGTGATCTCCACCTTGGCGATTGCAACGCCGGGGCCGCCGTTGTTTGTGTTGAGCAAGCGCCCGCGCGCGGGGAGCAAGCGCACCCACCCGCGCCACGCGGCCGACGGCGTCGACGGGAACAGCCACGTCGTGTTGTCGCCGGTGAACACGCCGCCGCGGCGCGCGACCCATGATTCGTCTGAGATCTCTAACCGGTACGCGCCCGGGCCGTCGTCCTCTTCCAACGTCGTCAGACGTCCGCCGCCATACGTGACCCAGCCCGCGCCGTCGTCGTTCGCCTGAACGTCACACAGGCGCCCCACGAAGGACCAGCGGCCCGCCGACGCGAACGCCGCGGACAGCGCGCCCGACACGTCCAAGGCGCGGAACACCACGGGCCGCATTTCCGACGACCCGCGCAGCGGATCGACGATCGGGCCGTGCACGATCGGGATCTCTGCCAGCGACGCAAGGGACAGCGTCACCGCGACGTAGCCCTCGACTGCCGGTGCGCCGGGGCTGGCGATGCGTACGCGAATGTCGCGCGTGACAGCCGTTAGCGTCATAGCACCGCCGCCCAGTTGCCGCCGTCAATGCGGCGCAAGCGAAGACGAATCATCCACTCGCCGAACCCGAACCGATCGGGGTCGCGGTCGAGGGTGATCTCTTGCGCGCCGATCACGCTCACGATCACGAACGGGATCGCGTCGCCGTCGGTCACGCGCTGATACGTGAACGTCCCGTTGCTCTCCAAGCCGTAGCGTACCAACGCGACCAACCCCTCGGGGTCGTTGTCGCACCGGATCGTCGCTTCGATGTCCGCGGCGCCGCCTTCAATCAGCACGGTTTCGCGCGTGCGCGCGTCCGCGGACCAGAACTCGAAGCGCTGGCGCGGGAACACTTGGCGAACCTCTTGCAACGGGACAGCAAGCGGGAACGTCACCGACGCGTAGGAGATCGACGCGGATCCACTGAGCGCAGCGCCCGCCATTAGCGCGCCCCCCGAAATTGCGCGTCGCGGTTCAGCGCAGAGAATGCGGTGCGCCACCAATCGTCCAGCGCCAGCGCGTCGGGCGTCACCACGCGCGGCCGTTCGGGCAGCGACGACAAGTCAAGACCGATCACGCCGCCGCCGAGGTTGTGGTTGGCGACGACGTTGCCCGCCGCCGCGGGGACGATCAACTCGGGGCCGCGCTCGCCCACCCAATACGGGCGGTTCGGTCGCACCGGACCACCGGCGGCACGCTTCGAAATGCCAGCGAGTGAGCCGATCAAGTCCGCCGATCCGGGGAAGATCGTCGACAACAAGCGCACCGCCGCCAGCTTGATTAGCAGCTTGGCCAGTTCGCGCAGGGCGTACGACACGAAGTCGCTAATTGCATTCTTGGCGCCGGTCGCGAATCCCGCGAACGCGTCGATGCCCTGTTGCGCGATGCGCGACATAGCGGAACCCACCGGCGCCAGTCGCGCGGGCGCTTCGTCGAAGGTTTTGTATGCTGCCTTCATGGCCGCCTGATACGTCTCCCATCCGATCACGCCCAAGTCGAACAACTCATTGATTTCGAATAGCGAATTGTTGAGCACGTCTAAGGGCGTGGCAAACTTCTCCGTCATTGCCGCGCCCGCGGCCGTCATGGCTTGATAGTACCGCTGGGTTTCCGCGGTCTTTCCAATCGCGGTCGTCAGTGCGGTGTACTCCGCCGACAGCTTGGCAATCGACGTTCGCTGTGGCCCGACCGTGTCGTTCACGCCGACACCAGCAAGCGCCAACGCGTCGATCGCCGTTCGCAACGCCGCCGCGTCTGCCTCCGATTTGTCGAACGCGGCGCCGAGCACGCTCTGTAGCGTGATGTTTGCGCCGAGGGTCGCGTTCAGCGATTCGAAGGCTTGCTTCACCGCGTCCGCCTTGCTCTCCCCGTCGCCCGTGCCGCCAACGTTCAGCGTTGGCACCGTGAGGTCGGGCACGTCGGGAATGACAATCGGCGGGATCTTCCCGACCGCTTCGGTGAGCCCGTCCGCCGCGGCACCAGCTGCCGACAGCGCCATCGTGGCCGCGTGAATGTTTTCGTTGCCCTTGGCGACCGACGTCAGCGCAAATGCGTCGAAGTCTTTCCGCAGCTGTACGAACGATTCGCCCACCATGGGCACCCACCCGAGCAACTTCTCAAGCGACCGCAGAATGAACCCCACGCCACTGAGGACAATCTGCTTCACCGCTTCGAACGCCAGCGCCGCTTGATAGCGCAGGACGTCCCAGTGGTACGCGGTGAACGCGACCGCACCGACCAGCAACGCCAGCGCGGGCACGATTGACGCCACGACGGCGCGCAGCGCTGCCGTTGCGGACGTGAGCGCACTGGTCGCGGCGACTTGCGCGAACGTCGCGGGCGTCATCATGCGAAGATTCCACAGCCATTCCGAGGCCCACTTGACGACGTTGCTGGCCGCCAGTCCCGCCATGGCGCCGCGCATCGCCGTCAGCGACGGGATCACACCCGCCAGCGTGACGGTGCGCTGCAGCGTGAGCGCCGTTACCAGACGACCGACCGCGCCGGTCATCATCGTGTAGCCCGCGGTGAACGCGGGCGCCACCGTCGCCAGTGACCCCAGCAACAACAGCGCCGGGCCAAGCACCGCCAGCAACGAGGCCACTGTCACGGCGAACAGCTGCACCGGCATGGGCAGCGATCCGAACGCGACCGCCAGCGCGTCAACCAGCGCCAGCACCGGCCCCATGACGTCCAACAGGCGCATCATGATGGGCACCAGCGCGTTGCCGATCGTGACCGCGGTGAACTCAATGCGGTTTCGCAGGATTGTCAGGCGCGATTCGGACGTCGCGAACCGCTTCGCCGCTTCGTCCTGCAGGGCCGTGTTCTTTTCGAACTCGAGATTGCCCTTCGCCATGGCGTTGCGGAGCAAGTCGCCAGCACCAGCCGCGGCAAGAAAGGAGCGCGTCAAACGCTGATCCGTCAGGCCCAGCGCCTCAAGCGTGACGATCGCCGCGTTGCCTTGAGTGCCCAGCGCTTCGACGAAATCGACGAACGTCTCTCCCGCGTCGGCTTGGAATGCCGCGGCGAACTCCGCCGCCGTCACGCCCAGTGTCGACGCGAAGATCTCAAGTTCCTTCCCGCCCGTCTGCACCGCCGTCAGCATGCCGACGATCACCTTCTGTACCGCGGTGCCGCCCGCTTCTGCCTCAATACCCAGCGACGCGAACGCGGTACCGATGCCAGCGACCGAGCCCACCGTGAGATTCGCCAGCGCGCCCGCACCCGCGATACGCTTCGTGAACTCCACGATCTGACTCTCGACCGTCGCAAAGTTGTTGCCCAGCCCGACGACGACCGCGCCTAGTCGGTCGATCTCGTTTTGCGGCAACTGCATCACGTTCGCAATCTGAGCGAACGCAAGCGCGCCCTGTTCGCTAGTCAGGTCCGTAGTCACCGCCAGCTTGGCGATCGTGTCTTCAAACTTGAGCACGTTGTCGACGCCGCGAATGCCCAGCTGGCCCGCCAGTTCGCCGATCTTGTTGAGTTCGTTCGCGCTGACGGGGATCTGTCGCGACAGTTCGCGGTTCGCATCCGAGAGCCGTTGGAACTCCGCCTCGGTAAGATCCATCGTCTTGCGAATGCCAGCGAACGACGACTCGAATTGAATCGCCGCCTTGGTCGACACCAACCCAATGGCGGCGATCGGCACGGTGAGCGCGGCGGACAACGTCGCACCGATGCGCTGCATTTGTTCGCCAGCGGCGCGCATCGTGCCCGCGGCGCGTTCGAGCGTCGCTTGCAGGTCGTTGTCGTCGCCAAGGATCTCGACGACGGGCCGCGTTAATACTTGATCGCTCACGAAACAAAGCCCCCGCGTCGGTTATGGTTCGCCGCCCAACCCTTGAGTACTTCGGCGAGGTCTTCGGGCTCGACTACCCGCGTTTCTTCTTTGAAAAAGTCGTGCGCGGTGAACATGGGCTTCCCCTTCGGTCGGTGCACGTTATACACCGCGGCCGCGATCATCGCCGCGTTGTACGCGTACGCCTTGTGATCCTCCCGCCGCCGATCGCTGAACGCCCGCATGAGCGCCAGCACTTCGACCGGCGTTGCGTTCCAATACGTGTCCTCAGCGATCCCAGCGGCGAGAGCGTTCGCCCACAACTCAAGCGGTGTTAGCTCTCGCCGTCCGCTTTTCCCGCGCCGTCTCCCTCTGCCTCGGTCTGCAATCCGTACGCGGCAAGCACCGCCTCGGTGATCGCCTTGGCCAGATCGCCGAACTGGCGCAGGTCGATCTTCTCGGCGACCTGTGACGGCGTGAGCGCCTTCGCGCGCGGATCGTGGACAATGCCGCCCCAGACCAGCGCCGTCAGCGCCATGGTGGACATTTGCGCCAGTTCGTTGACCAGCTGCAGGACCGTCTTCTTGTACGTGCCTTCGATGCGGTTCGTCGCCGCCATCGTGTAGCGAAGCGCGTACGTCGCGCCGCCGATCGTCACTTCGACCGACGGCGTTGGGGTTGCTTGCTCAGTCATCACGCGCCCTTAGTTGATCGTGATCGCGCCGCTCACCTTGAGCGTCGCGGTGAACGTCGGCGCCGTCTCGTCGACCAGCGGCAACGTGCCGCCCGGCGCGGTGAGTACGAACGCGTCGAACTGAATGGTGATCACGTCGGACGAGCCCGACGCGCGCGACGGGAGTGTGATCACCACTTCGCGGAGCGCGTCCGGGTCGCCGATGTTGGTCCGCAACTCCGCTTGTCCCGCGTCGGTGAAGTCGAGGATGCCCTCGAGGGTGAGCTCGCCCGCGTCCTGCATACCCGCGACGAACTCGCGCACCGCGCCCGAGTTGGTGTCGGTGACATCGACCTGCCCGCGCGTCGGCTCGGGAAGCCCGATCGACGTCAGACCGCCGATCGCGACGCTATCGAATGAGACGGTCGTCCCATGTGCCCAAAACTTTGCCATCGCTGTAGCCTCTGTGGTTAGGTAGAACTGGTGGGAAGAACTTCACTGGTCAGCGCCGTGAAGCGGAACGACACGGTGAACTCGGGTCGGTACTTCGAATCGTAGCCGATGAACACCGGCTCCGGGGTGGCCGCGGCGACGCCGATGTATTCGGTGTCGCCAATGAGCCCCGACGCGCCGTGCAGCGCGGCGATGATCTCACGCGCTTTCGCCGACGCGCCGTCGCCGTCGTAGGCCGCGCCGCGGACACGCACCTGCGCGCCCACGACCGCCATTGCCGCGTCGGAATACACGCCCGGCGCGGTCTGCTGTGGCGTGCGGCCCCCGTCTTCGGTGATGATCACCAGCTGGTCGCCTTGCTCGTCGTGCACACGGCGGCGCACGGATGGCCATGCGGTCGACCCGTCGACAAGCGCAAGCTCCCCAAGGTAGCTCTGCACATTTTCCACGATGCCCATTACCGCGCCCTCCGCTTCGCCGCCGCGGCCGCGCGCCGCCTCTTGCCCGCACGGGACCGGCGCGCAATGGCCGCGACGATCGCGCGCGACTGCGCTGCCAATGCCTTGAGCGCGGACGACCCGTCGGGCTGCCAGCGTTCGACGCCGCGCACCAGATAGCGCGCCTCGCCGAGCGGGTGTTGGTACGTTAGGTCTTCGTGCTGGCGGAGCGCATAGGGCGCCGCGGTGTCGCCAAAGCCCACCACGACGCGCGGACGGCCCGGGGCACCCGTGGGGCCATCTGCCCGCCCCGAGCCCGCCAGCGCGCCCGTATCGCGCGGCACGCCCGCGCCGGGACGCGACGCCTTGACGTCGGTCAGGATTTCTTCGGCAATCTGGCGCACGCCCGCGCCCAGCGACGGCACGAAGTCGGCGCGCAGCCGCACCAAATCGCGGGCCGCCGCGGCGAAGTTCTGGCGCGTGCCCATCGTCAGGCCCCCGGCAACGGCGTGCCCGCGACTTGGAGTCGGAGCCGCACGTGGGAGACTTGGCGGTTGATGCGCCGCACCAGCTTGCGCTCGAGGATCGTGTAGGCTTGCGCCTCATACGCGACCGTGCCGCCGACTGGCGGGACACTCTCCGCGTCTTCGGGCCGCACGTACGCGGTCGCGTGCACGATCTGGCGCGTGCCGTCGGGCATCGTGACAAAGTTCTCGGCACCCGATTGCGTGCCGCCGCCGCCCGCGTAGGCCAGCCAGAGCGCGCGCAGCGTCACCGGCGCGCCGAGGGTGGGCTTGCCTTGCCCGTCGATCGACGCGACGCCATAGGCCGTCACGGTGACGAGGTTGGACGACGTGAAGAGCGTCACGGGTTAGTCCCGTGCGAAGCCCGACCCAACGATCAGCATTCCGCGGAAGGCGTTCTTCGGGGGAAGAAACGCGGCGCGAACCGTGTTCGTCGGATCGAAGGACGCGGCGGCCGTCAGATATTCGGAGACGACCGGATCCCGTTGCGCTTTCTCTTTCACGTCAGCGAGCGACGAATCGACGAGCCGCGGATCCCTGAACGTGGCCAAGGCGCACGCGAGATAGCGCTCGATCATTTCCAGCTGCACGTTGGCGAGCCCCGCGTCCGACAAGTTGGCCGTTACCCAAGCAGAAGCGTCGGTCGCGAAGGCGTTTAACTGGCTATCGTCGAGGCTCGTCTCAAGGACTTGCCTGATGCGTAGCGTGTCAGTCCGCATTGGGTGGCGCCTCGTCCGATAGATCCTGCGGGGCTTCGGCCAACGTGTCGATCGACGGCGGCGCGGGCTGTACGATCGTGAGAATGTCGGCGACGCGATACGCGCCGCCCGCGCCAGAGCCGCCGCCCGGGGGCAATGCCCGCGGGTCGATGTGGTGATCGCGCGCGAGTTCGTACGCGCGATCCGATGCGAAGTCGACCCCCTCAAACGCGACGACGGGCGCCGCGGCGATGGGGGTCGAGACTTCGGGCGCGTGGGCGACGTGCCCCACGGCCCGAAGTTTGTACCGTCGGCGCGCGAGGTCAGACGGCGCGGGCACGAAGATCTGCCCCCGCTGAATGCGGCGACCGTCCGCCGCCGTGAAAGGAGCCCCGTCGTTCCGATACTGAATCATCGCGGCGGCCTAGTTCTTCTTGGCCGTGATGACCGCTTCGACTTGCGCGCGCGTGAATCGCCCGTCGTCCCCTTCGGGCGTCATCCCCGCGAAGTCCGTCTCACTCAAGCCCTTCGACATCGCGAACTTCACGACGTTCTCGGGCAAGATCGCGCGGAGCCCGATGTCGGCGCCCATCACGCTACGCACGCCCGACAGTTCAGCGGCGCCCAGCGGGCGCGCCTTGCCGTCCAACGGCGACCGACCGCGCCGGTTCGTGCGCGCCTCCGATTCGGTCGCAATGAAGCGCTGGCCCGGTCCCAACTTCACCAGTTCCTTCGCCTCATTGCGGATGTACTTGAAGCCGTCGGTGACTTCGTAGACCTTGCCCGACGACTTCTGCCCGTTCGCGGTCTTCTGCACGGGCAGGGTGCGGTTCTGTTCGATGGCGCGCGCCGTCTGTGCGCGCGCCTCTTGCATTGCGTTCATGGTGACCCCTTGGGTTACGACAAGTGAGCGATGCCCGAGGATTCGGACAGCACGGGAAGGACGCCCATCGACAGCGGTTCGCGCGCATACGACACCTTGAGCGCGGGGGCGCCGACGTTCATCACCGCCCACGACGACGCGAGGCCGCCGTACTGATCCCACGTGATCGACGTGATGTCCTGTCCCGACGCCCACACGGCGACCGACTGGGTCATCTGCACCATGAGCACCTGCTGCGCGCCCAACGTCGGCAGCACGATGATGCGTCCCACGCCGTCGATCGACAGCAAGCGCTCGCGCAACGTGCGGTCGCCGAACGCCTTGTAGTCCTTGTCGAGCACGCCGTCGTAGTCGGCGCTGACGTACAGATCGTACGGGCCGCTGAACCCGTCGTTGCGGAGTGCCGTCCGCATGGCGAGAACGTCGGTGATCGCCGCCTCGGGGTCGCCGCTGATCTCATCCCACGGCACGTCGGAGTACGACACCTGATGACGCGCCGAGAAGTTCGTGTAGCCCGGCAAGCCGTTGCCGTTCAACACGATGTCGGTCGACCCGTTCACCAGCGTGTCTTCCATCTTCTCCGCCACCGACCGCGTGTGCTCTTCGAGGTTGGTGAGGTCGACCGGCTGGCCCATGCCCTGACCCGCGGCACGGTGACGGATGTCGAGCGAGAACTGCGACGCCGTGACCGGAACGGGGATCGACGACCGGCCGAACCGCACGAGGTCGCGATCGCCCAACGCCGCGAGGATCGACATCGCCTGAGTGGCTTCGCCGACCGGCGTCACGCGATCGAACTCGTACGACGTGACGCCGATGTTGTTGAGGTTCGCGATCATGCCCGCCTCGCGCAGTCGCGCGACCGCGCGCAAGTCGCGACGCGACACGCGCGTCAGCGTCTCTTCGATCTGGCGCGTCTCATCTTCGCGAAGAAGGCCGTTGTCGACCAGTTCGCGGTACATCGACACGCGGTCGATCTGGCCATTACGCACCAGATGCCGCGGGACGATGATCGGGCTCTGCCCGTTCAGAACTTGGAGTGCCATTTTCGGTTCTCTCGGGGCTTAGAGTGAGTAGCCGCCGCCGACGATATTCGCCGCGGCACCAATGAGGACGGGGACGCGGAGTCGCGTACCCTCAGCGACCGACGGGCCGTCGGAGATCCCGATCGGGACGTCGCCCGCTTCGAGGTCCGCGATGCGAAGCACGCCGTTGCCCGACGATGCCAACGGCGTTCCGCGGACGGTGATCGTGTCTTCGGTGATCGCGTTCACGACCGCGCCCTGCTGCGGATAGATCACCGTACAGCTGTCGTTGATCACGATCGCGTCGCTGATCCCCTTGCCGTTGTTCTCGCGGTTCTCCCGCACGAACATGACGGGGATCACGTTGCCGCCGTCGGTCGCGTGGAGCTTGACCTGCCCGGGCTCGGCGGTGTCCCACTCCACCAACATGCCCGGGATCAACTGCACGTCGGCGATCGCGGGCACCTCGCGCGCATCGCCGTTCAGAAGGATGACGTTCCGGTACGTCATGTTAGCTCACCTTCTGGTCGAGCGCCGACTCACCACGCGCGCCGCCGAGGATTGGCTTCACGAATGAGAAGTCGCCGCCATGGTCCGACGCGTTCGGGCCGCCGCGGCCGCTGTAGTTCGCGACGACGTTCTTCATGACGGTGTTGTGCATCATCTTGAGCGTCGGCGTGTCCGCGCTCTTGATGACCGCCTCGGGGAAGTCGTGGCGCGCGTTGTGGAACAGAAGATCGTCGATCATCTTCGTGCGCTCTTCCTTCTCCGACTTGCGCGCGTTCGCCGTGAGCGCGTCGAGTTCGTCGTACTTGCGGCGCCAGTGGCGCGCCTGTTCCCAGCCGTCGCCTTCGCCTTCGGCGTTCGCCGCAACCGGCGTCGGGTTCAGCGCCGCCAGCTGCGCGTCGCTTAGTGCCTCCGCCGTCGCCGCGGGAACACCATTCGCGACGAGGTGAGCGATCATCTCGTTCCGGTTCTTCATGCCTGTACCCTCGTGGGTGTGGTTGCCCGCCGCGTTCGCGGTCGGTTCGTAGACGGTGACGCGGCGAACCGTCGTCGCCTCGCCGAATGTTACGCCGCCGTCTTCGGCGATGGTGTACGGCGCGCGGAACAGCGTGTGCGCGCCAGTCTTTTCCATGACGTTGTATACGACTTCGCTTTCTTCGCTGAATACGTCGTTGATCCAGAGGTCAACGCTTGGATTCGCCGCGCGCAGCGCCGTCGACAACATTTCGTGGCGTTCGCTGTCGGACATGTTCGCGACGGGATCCGCGATCGGCTTCGCGCCCCCGCACCCGCACGACCCGCCGCAATTCGTGGCGAGTGCGTTGGCGCCCAGTCCGCAGCCGTCGCCGACTGAGCACGCCCCGACTTCACCGGGTAACAACGCCAAGTGGTCGGGAATGATGCCGCGCATGACGTAGTCGTAGGGCTTGCCGTTGTGCACGCCCTTGACCGCTTCCAACGACGCGCCGAACCCCGTCGACAGTTCGCCCGATTCGCCCGCCTCAGCGTTGGCGATGTACGCCGCGGTGTCGGGCAAGGCCTCAAGTCGCGCGATCTCGACGTACACGTCGGCGCGCAGCTTGCCGCCTTCGGCGCGCGCGTTGAACAGCATCCCGACGCCGCGATCGTTCAGGATCCGCGGGTCGCGGGCGGAGATCGCACGGCCGCGCATGGTCGGATGTTTTTCGACGACGGGAATCGCGTTCCACGCGTCGGCGCTGGCTTCGATCTCTTCGGCGGGAAGGAACGTCGCGCCGAGGTTGTTGTTGAGGACTTGCTCCTGCACCAACACCGCAGGGAATACCTTGTAGTCGCGGCCCTGTAGCGTCGCGTTGGTCACGGCGCCCGTGCGGTGCACGGCGAAGCGGTGCGAAGTGATCGGCATTCGGCAACAGTGAGAGGAAAACGAAACGGCCCCGACAGCGATGTGGCATCGTGTCGGGGCCGTACGATCTCGCGGGCGAGGCGTGCGGTGCGTCCTGTGGAGTGGTATCTACACCCCGTCGGGGGTGTTCGTCAATACCCATCCCCTTTTGTGGGGGCCTCGTCGAGGTCGGTGGACTTGAGGCGGACTACTTCACGGTAATCCCTGATACCGCCGTCGTTCACCTCGATCTCGAGCGTGACCGTGCGCTTCGTGCGGAGTAGATGCGCGATCCGCGCCAGATACCGGCGCGACGCCTCGGACAGCGGGGGGAGGGCTGGGGGGGTCATAGCGTTGGGGTCAGAGGACGCCGCGGCGCCCGGGGAAGATGAGCCCAACGCCGCACCGGCAGTTCGGCCGCGTCGGGGGTTGCATAAACGCGCCTTCGGGGGTCGCGAACGCTTCGTCCAGTCCGCGACCGTTGGGGTTCATGGACGGTATCAGGGCGTGCTCTTCGGAGAGCCGATCGTCGGGCGTGACGATCCACACGCGCCGCGCGTCGGTGGGCAACTGGCCCGCCTTCATGGCTTGCCGCCAGTTGATCCGCTGACCTTCGTGCGACGCCGCCAGCGATTCGGTGCGCGCGATGGTCTTCCCGCGCAGATTGCGGAGCGAGGCCGAATACTTGGCGCGCATTTCTTCCGCGAAGGCGGGGGTCGCGGTGCCGTTCTTGATGGCCGATCGGATCCGCGCTTTGTCGACACCAGAGAGACGGCGCGACGTCGCGGCGGCCGCGTCGCCGTCTAAGATCTCCTGCACCAGCCGCGACGGCGCCTCGGCGTAGTTGGGTGCCACGCCGACGATCTCCCGAATGGCGCGCGCCAGCTGGTCGTTGGTGATGCCCTGCTCCGCGCCCAGTGCCATGGTGGTACGGATTGCGGTTCGCACGTCGTCATTGATTGCCGCGACCAGCAGGGACGACCGATCGCGCGCATACAAAACGACGTTCGGATCCGATCCGTTGAACGTGACATCGACGCCGAGCGCATCGCTCAATGTCTTCGCCGACGCGGCGCCCGACGTGCGCGACACGTCCGCCAGCGTTCGCGCTAAGAACTCGTCATACGGCAGGACGACGTTGGGAATGTTCTTCGTGCGAAGGAGATCGGTCATCTGTTCTTCGACTTCGAATCGCGCGCGGATTTTCGCGACGACCGCAAGGTACGCCTCCGCGATCGCCGGTTCGAACCGCTTCGCCACGCGCGCCGCGTCCGCCCACAGGCGAGAGCGCGGACGCCCCCCTGCCGCGGTGTTGCACACGTGGCGAACCGCGGTCGTCATGCGTCGGCGTCCGCGTTCGGCGCGGGCGTCAGGTCGACTTCGCTGTCGTCGGGCTGGTCGGGAATGTCGAACGGCGACGGGTCGGTGTGCTTCCGCGGCACTAGCCAGATGTCGCGGTTCTCGTCGATCTCCACCAGTGCCAACGGATCGCCGCCGACGGGCGTGAGCGCCGCCGCCGCTTGCGCGCGCTTGAAGTTCGCGCTCGCGACCGTGTCTTCGGACTCCGCCGCCAGCGGGGGCCAGACACAGGAGTACTTGCCGTTCCGTGGTGCGGGCAAGATGCCCACCTCGACCAGCCGATCGACGAACGGGCGCAAGAGCACCGGCTCGGCGTATTGGATTTGGCGTTCGCCCACCGATCCGAAGAAGCTCTTCTGGTCTTCCGACGACGCGCGTTCGCCCGTCTCCGATCCGAACAGGATTCGCGCCGGGTAGTCGGTCGCCGCCGCAATACGCCGCTCCGACAACTTCGCCGCGCCGGTCGGGTCGGGTTCATCTTCGATCAGCTTCTCGAGCTTCGCGCCCTTCTGCGCGACGATGCGACCGAGCCCGTGCTGTAGCGCTTGCAGCGCCTCGGTGTACGCTTTGACCTCGGGTTCCGTGAGTTGCGCCTCGGGGTCGATGATGCCCTGCATGACCGCCACGACGCGTTGCCAGAACGCCTCGGCGGTGCCGCTGGCAATTTTCTGGTAGTCGATCAGATCGTTCCACGGGCGTTCGAGTGCGGGACGACCGAACACGCGATCGCGTAGCGTGTTCTCGGCGACGTGAATCACGCGCGACCGGTGCGCGACGATCGACGGCACGGCGCCCGAGAAGCCGCCCGATTCCGTCGCGGTCTGCAGCGTGTATTCCAGCGGCAAGCCGTACGCGGGGTCGCGCGGATCGGTCACCCACTGGAGGATCGACACGCGGCCCTCGTCGTACGATTGGAGGTACAGCAAGTCCGCGGGGTTGCTCATGCGCCGCACCGGCTGGCGGTATTCGTCGTCGGTCGCGCGGAACCCCAACAGCAACACGCTGTACCGGCCGATGCGCGCCAGCTTGTCGGCTTGCTCCATGGCGCGGAACACGTGCAGCCGGTCGCGGATCTCTTTCCAGCCCTTCGAGAACGGCGTCTCCTCGCCCGCTTCGTCGGCGTCGGTCACTTCGGGCGACTTGCGCCACGTCGTTTCCGCGAACTTGTCGACGATGGTTCCCGCGACGCCGCCGCGCCGGTACGCGGTCCAGTAGTCGGTCGTGGTGATGTGCTGCGGGTAACCCGCTTCGCGCGAGATGTCCCGCTTGCCGTCGAACGTTTGGAACCCCGAGGCGTACATGCGGCGCGTGATCGCCTCGGACAGTGCGGCGATCACATTCGCGGCGCGCACTTGCGCCTCGGTCGGATCAGAAAGCGGGGTCGGTGTCGTCATGGCTCTGAGGCTCAAGGCTTGAGGGAACAGCGGGAGCGACGCCAATAAACGCCGCATCGGGGGCGCCCAACAGTTCACGCGTGCGGCCCGAGAACGACCGCACCCACGGCGTGAGGCGGTGTGCGTTCGCCGTCCACGCGCGGTAATGGCTGTCGGAGCCCTTCCACGCGACGGCCGCGTTGTGTACCGCGCTCTGGGCGAAGTGCGGGGTGCGCGTCATGGGCACGCCACACAGCACGGCGCGCTCGGCCTTGAGGTGATGCGCCACAGCGACCGCCAGCAAGCCCGACGCGCCGCCGCCCCATGGCGTGACGACGTGGGTAACTTGCTTCGACCGGGCGCCCTTGCGCGTCCATGTCGCACCGGCCGCGGGATGCCCGTTCGCGCGCCGCGCCTTGGTCCACGCGTCGATCTTCTCCGCATGCAGCGTCACCCAGTGATCGACCGCGAACGGCAAGTGGCACCCGACGTCGTTCACCGCGATCACCAGTCCGCGCCACGGGCCGAACGTGCGATAGAGCTCGCCCAAGTCGTCCCACACGGAACCGCCGCCGCCGATGATAAGCGCAATCGACGGATCGACCGGCCCGGGCGCGCGGAAGTCGTCGGGGATCCGCGGAAGCGGGGGGCGTTCCACCGGCGCGCTTGGAATTTCGCGATGGTTCCCGAGGTGCCGTTCGCGTGGGAGTGTCGGGCGCTGTGGGATCGGACGCCGCACGCGTGGGGGCGCTTGGCGCTGCACGACCCGCGCGGCGCCGGTGCCGTCGTGGTACGGCGCATTGGTGTAGAACGTGCTTCGCGTGTCGCGCAGTAAGACTTGTCGGTCGCGATGGAACACGATTTCGTATCCATTGGCTAACGCCTTCGGGATTACGATCTCGCCTTTCACGGCCCACTGTGGCGCGGTCGCCTCGAGCGCTTTCCAGTTCGCGACGTGCTTCGCGTGGGCGCCGGTCGGGTCGCCGCCGGGCACGGCGTCGCCGGGGCCGAAGATGTCGTCAATGAGCACGAACAACGGGCGGCACGTGAGCGCGTCCCACATGCGGCCGTGTGTGACCGACTCCGACGGGCCGTCCAAGTACAACAAGTCGATCGCGTCGAACTGCCCGAGGTACTCTTCGGCGTTGCCGTGGATCAGACGGAAGTGCTTCCCCGCGGGGACAAGGCGCCGCGCGCATGAGATCGCCAGCGGGTCGGTGTCGATCGCGACCAGTTCGCCCCCGTGGTCCTGTGCATACCACGCCAACGCCTTGGTCGCGTGGCCGTCTTCGATCGTGCGGTGCCGCTTGCGCGACGTGCCGACTTCGCACAGCGTCACGGGCCGCGCGCTGGTGTGCAAGAACAGATGGGCCAGCGCTTCGACCAGCGTGTCGCGCCGTCCCGTTGGGGGCGCCGATTCGTGAATGCACGCGCGGACTGAGGCCAGCGCGTCGAAGCTAGGCGCCGTCATTCCGACACCGCCCACGCCAGCGCGCGCGCCGCGCGGTAGACCTTACGCCAGTCATGCCACCCGTCGACGCGGGCGAGCGGGGCGTTCGTGTGATTCGGCTTCACGTAGTAGTCAGTCCACTTGAGAAGGTTACCGCGGTCGGACACCTTGCGACCCGACGAAGTATACACCGGCCCGGGCGATACACGGTCGCCGTCGGTGAACAGCAACAACGGGCGCCCGCACAAGACGGCAAGGTGCGCCAGCCCTGAGCAGGGCGCGACCACGATCGCCGCTTTGTGCATGGCGGCGATCGTCGCGTCTAATGGCCGGTCGTAGTGCCACGCCGCGTCACAATCGAGGTCGGTGTCCGATGCGTCGGCAACGCCCCCCGCGAACACGTCGAACCCTGTCGACCGGAACGCGTCGACGAGGGCCTGAAAGTGTGGCCAGTTCTTCGCGGGGACGTAATTGCGCTTCCGCGGCGCGATCACGATCGACGGGTTGCCGACGTCCTGCGCGACGAACGGCACGGGCACGAAGCGCTCGGCGTGCTTCGTGAGCCCCGACAGCTTGGGGCGATGGTGACGGAACTTGTCGGCGGTCTCAGGCACGCGCGGGATGATGTCCCACCGATCCGCCAGCGGATACAGCGCCTCTTCGCCCGCTTCGATCTCGATTGTGTGCCCGCGGCCCAACGCGTACACGTGCGGAACGTGGTGAAGGATCTTGAGCCCGAACTCGCCCGTATACGCGGGAATGTACGCCACTAGACGGCGCCCCCGTCGGTGGGCTTCGTGCGGCGCGCGCGTGATCGCGGGATCTTCGACGATGCCGCGTCGGCTTCCGCCATCCGTTGTTCGTCGCGTTCGTGGCGGATCGGCTCAAGCGCCGCGCCTATCGTGAGCCGTTCACCCGATGGCACCGCGGGAACGTTGAACATTGCCGCGGCGATCCGCGGGTCGGTCGTCACGTATTCGGGCGCGCGGAACTCTGGCACGTCGTCCAACGCGGTGCCCTCTTTGGGATAGGGCTTCGCATGCGGCGACGACGCGATCAGGAACGCCGCGGCTGTGGCCAGCGCCGCCAGCCCGACCAGCGCCAGAAGGTGAATCGAGAGGTCGTACAGAATTTGAGCCATGGGTCGGGCCTGTGGGTTGGTGGTGGTTACTTCGCGATCACGGCACGTACGGCCGCGTCTTTCGACTCAAGCAACTTCCGTAGCGCGACGGTGCGCTCGGGGTTGCGCGGTGTCGTGTCGACAATCTCGGTCGCGAGGTTGTAGAACAGTGCCGACACCTTCTGCAAATGCGGGGGCAGATGAGCGAACGCGAAGAACTGGAGGATGTGTTCGACTGGCTCAGTACGAACGGTGTCGGACGCTGTCGTCGCGATGGTTCCTTCTTGCATAGCTTGGTTCCGGTTAGAGTCGGTCCCACTCCCGGCGCGCCCAGCCGGTTGCGGGTGTTTCGGTGATCGCGGGGCGGCCGTGGAAGCACACGATGCGCGCGCCCTTCGGCGGCCCCTTGCGCGCGTGCGCCTTGTAGCTGAACAGCTGATTGGGGAACGCGTCCTGCAGATACGTGGGGATCGCGAACTGCGTTCGGAGCCACGGATCCATACGCCCGTAGCGCTTCTGAATCCCCGCGGGGTCGCGTTGGAACGCGTCGTAGATGTGCGACAGTTCGTCGCCGCGCCACGTCATCACGCCAGAGGCCAACACCGACGGGCGGAAGAAGTCGCGGATCCCAGCGGGGCGCCCGTCGTACGCGGCAAGATCGGCCAGCGATCCGACTAGCAACGTGTCCAGTCCGACGGCAATCACCCGCTCGTCCGCGGCGAACTGCCCGGGCGCAAACCAGTTGATCAGCGACCAATACGACGTGAGCGACGGATCGCGCAGCGGGGCGCCGCCGAGCGCGGGCGTGATTGCGTCGCAGTCGGTCAGACAGCGAAAGCCGATCGTATCGCCCGCAACGCGGTGCAGCGCACGGCGGAGCGCATAGACCCATGTCGCGTCATAGTGCTTGCCCAGCTTGAGCACGCAGAGCAGGGTTGTCTTCGTGTGCATTAGTTCCGCACCAGAATCAGGAAATTGTGATAGTGCTTGATCAGCGGTTCGATGGCGTAGCGGATCGCGTCGATCGTGTGGTTGTGCTTGTCGACGATGTCGCGCAGAATGTCCCCCGTGCGCTTGTCGACCTTGTAGGAGTAGAGTCGGCACTCTTCCGCCACGTGCTTACAGCGCGTATGCACCACAATCTCGTCGAACTGGCGCAAGTACACGAGGCCGTCCTCGACGGAGCCCGCGCCCTTCTCCACGGGCACGATGTCGCTGTATCCGTGGCGCCGCAAATAGCTGATCGTTTCGGGCCGCGCGTTCTCGGCGCGAATGCGGTACAGATCAGAGCTCGGGATATCGCCGCGCCAGCGATCGGGCGTGTCGTCGATCTCCAGCCCGATCTCGTAGCTCTCGCGCTCCACGTACAGCGTGTTTGCGTGGACCCAGCACTTGACGAGCGTCGTCGGATCTTGCGAGAACCCGAAGTCAGCACCGTGGTATGGGCCGTCCCAATCTTCGCCGGGCGTGAACTCGTCGATCCGCCATTTGCCCGAGAGGATTTGCGCCTTGCTCTTCGTGTTGTACCCACCTTGCCACACGTGGGCGAACGCGTCGGGGTCGACCCGGCGTAGGCGCTTCGCTTCGTTGCGCGCGACGGACGTGCAGAACGGGTTATCGGTGTAGTTGACACTCAGCGCGAGCGCGTCGTCGGGCTTCTCTTGACGGAACAGCCGATCGACCGGATCGAGATCGCTGTCGGGGTTCCACGTGAACCAGATTTGCGACCCTTCGGCGCGGATCGTCGGCAGCAACAGCGACAGCGCCCGCGCGGACAACGTTTGCGCCTCTTCGACCCAACACAAGCGGAAGTCCTCAAGCGACTTGATCGAGTCCGCGGTGTGATCTTGCATACCCTGAAACAAAATCAAGCCGTTGCCGTAGTTCGCGCGGATCTCCGTGTCGAGCACGGTGAACAAGTGCCCGACGCCGAGCTCGCGTATCTTGGCTTCGATCAGACTCTTTACGCTGTACTTAAGCGACTTCTGCACTTCGCGAATGCAGATACAGCGCAGGTCGGGATCGGCGACCATCCGTTCGACGACGCGCGCCGCGACTTCGTGCGACTTGCCGCCCGCACGGCCGCCATAGATCCCGATGAGGCGGAGTGTATTCCACTCGCGCACCGCTTCGTTGAGCGGCAACGACCAGCGCGGGATCTTCCGCGTGATCGCGACATTCAGCGCCGCCGTATTGGCGATCACGCGTCGTCGGCGCCGGGGTCTACGACTTCGTGTGTCACCGAGACCTTAATCCCGCCGACGGGCGTCCTCAAGTTGAGGTTATCGGTGAAGATCCCCAAGTGACGGCCCACGTCGACCAATGCGGCGCGCTGGTCGTGCATCTGCACTTCGAAGCCGTGCTTCGTTGCCTTGACGCCCGCGTACAGCGCCAGCGCTTCGGCGGAGTACGTCGACGCGTCGTGCACGAACTGAGTCGGCACGCCTTGGCCGAAACATTCGGGGCAGTCGGGATGCGGGGGCTTGCGGGGATCGAAGCCAACGCCGCCCTGCGGATCGAACACCGCGGCGCGGTTCTTGGCGTTGCGGATCTGGTACTCAAACTCTGCGGCGACAGCCTCGCGCGGGGTGTACTGGTATTTGTGATCCGTGCCGTGACAGTAGCGACACGATGCGCGGCGGAACTCGGCGAGCTCGCGCGGATCCGCCGTCGCGATCGCCCATAGGCGCAGCACGACATCGTCCGCGGCGACCTTGATTCGGTTCGCCCGTTCGGCGAGCGCCGCGTCGATCGCCCGTCGCACGCGCGGCCGTTGCGTCAGCTTCCAGCCCATCAGGCCAGCGTTCGCCGCGCTGTAGCCCGCGCGACGTGCCGCCGCCGACGCGTTGAGATCGACCAAGAACTCGACCACGAACAGCGCCTCGCGATCGGAACACGGGTCGTCGTCGGTCAGGCCGTAATCGTCGTCTAGTTCGCTCGCGCTACTCACATCGCCCCCGTTGCCGTTGGTGTCAAGGGGTGTAACTTAACACCACACAACCAAACACCAGAGGCCAAGATGGGTAACAGATTTTCGGGATGGTCCGTCGTGATCGTGTTGATCGTCGGCGCGATGTTCTTCGGCGCGATCGAGCGGTACGCGGTGCTCGCGCGGACGGCGGACGACGCGGGACGCCGGGCACAGATCGAAACGGCGCGGATCCGGGTCGATCGGCTGCGGAAAGTGACGGCCGAACTCGAGAAACGGCTCGCCGTCGCCGATTCGCTCCGCAAGGCGCGGCCCGAAGTGGTCGTGCGGCCCGTTCCCGGCCCCGCCACGCCACGAACGACCCGACCAACGGCCCCGAACCATCCGGAGGTGCCGATCGGGCCGCAGACGGGCTTTGTGCGCGATTCCGCCGATATCGTGATCGCGGGGGTTGCGTATCGCGTGCCGAAACCCGTCGGCGATCTGCTCTCGGGCTTGCTGGTGGAGCTCGCCCACGCCGACAGCGTCGCCGCGGCGGCGGGTCGGGTCGTGGTGGAAGTTGACACCACGGCCAGCGCCTTGGAGCCCGTGCTTGAGCCCAAGCCCCCGGCGCGGTCGTGGCTCGCCCGGGCCGCGCGGTTCGTCGTGTTGCCGCTGTGCGGCGCCGCTGGCGCGGGGATCGGCGCGATCGCGGGGTCGGTGCACGGGGCCATTATCGGCGCGTCGGTAGGTGTGGCGGCCTGTTCGGTGCGCTGAGGGCGCGGGCGACGTCGTTCACGCGGCCGACGATCTCGGCCGCGGGCGCGGCGATCCGGGCCACGTCGTCCGCCTTGGCCAAGATCCCCGCGATCGCATAGCGGCGCCGCGCGTCCACCAGCGCCTTGCCGAACTGGTGTAGCGCGATCTGGCGCGTCTTCTCGTCGTCGCTGAACACCCGATCGGGCACGGCGTCGGCGTAAGCGTCGGCGATCGCGTCGCCCATCGTGTTCCGCACCGTGTCGACCCGCGGCGGAATGTGTCCACGGGTCGGGACGTAGTGGCCCAGCCGATCAATGCGGCGCACGATGTCGGACACGTCGACCGCGGGGTCGGGTGGTAACGACGCGGCGATGATCTCGCCCGGCGCGGGGAACCACGTCCGCCCCGACTCTTGCAACAGCGTCCGCGTGCCGTGCGCTAATTGCTCGTCCGTCACGTTGGCCAACGCGATGGCGAACACGTCGCGCGTCGAGCCCGTGATGGCGCGTGTCGGGTAGGCTTCGTGCAGCGCCGCGATCGCGGTCGCTACGGCGCGGTTACTGGCCATCGGGCGGGACGGGGTCGAGGTCGGCGAAGAGTGCCTCACGGCCGCGGGTGATCGCGTTCGACGGTTCGCCGAGGGCCGTGGTGCGGGTGGTAGAAGCTACTTCGTCGACCCGTCGGCAGTAACCCCGAAGCAGCAGGGAGTTGAACGGCTGGCCGTTCGCGCTGAGTTCGACCAGCGCGGCCCCGATCGTGTCCAAGCCGAAGGGCTGGCCGTGCATCCCGGTCTGGATCCTGGTGATCACGGCGTCGATCGCCGCGGGCACCTTCGCCGATCCGCGAAGCTGGACATACGCCGCGTGGTGCGCCGGGTTGCTGAACTCGTGCAGCTTGATCGCGGGCTCGTCAGCGGTAACGCTTGCCACCTCGCGCGTGTTGTCGGCGTGTTGTTGTAGTTCTTGCTTCCTGCTTAATGCATACTGCATACTGCTATTGTTGGACATTGCGGACATTTCGGGACGTCCACTATCGTCCACAATGTCGCGGACATCTTCGGACGCTGGCGTGACATCACCGGATGGTACGTCGGCCAGATCGGGCTCGGGGTCGGCGGATTTGGCGGCCTTTCGCTTCGCCTCTTCGCGTTCTCGGCGCTTGCGTTCGGCGTCGTATTCGCGGCGCTCTTCTTGGCTGCGGAGCTTGCGGTATTCTTCGTGGTTCACGATGCGCCAACCCCAATCCCTGTCAGCACTTAGCGGGATGATGCGGCGCCCTTCTTCTTTCTTCGATCGGCTCTTCGGGTCGGGCTTTTCGAGCCACACGATGCCCTCGGAAATGATCTCGAACGGGATCCCGGTGCGGCGCGAAATCGCCTCGGGTGTCATATCGAGAATGCCCATCCGATCGGCGAGCACGATCATCTGTTGAAAGGTCACGAGGGCTTGCCACGGGGCGCCAGAGACGAGGGAGCCGTCGTACATCGACTCGAAAATCTTACCGTACATGGGTGGTCGGGTTCGGGGTTTTGCGGACATCTGCGGACACAGTCGGACGAACTGCGGAAACAAAGCGGACGGGGCGCGGGACCGCAAGGGCCGCCCTCTGTTCGGGCAGATCGGCCCGAACCCGTTCGGGTGACACTTGACACCGACTCTCGGCGGTGGTATTGTTTACCCCATACCGCTGGACTCACCCCGAACGGAAAGGCTCAGACAATGACGACGACCACGACGACCGCCCCGAAGTCCCTCGGCCCCAAGGACACGGCAGCGATGATCCGCAAGGTGTTACGCGCTACCTTCCCCGCGACCAAGTTCTCGGTGACGACCGGCCGCGGGTCGGGCGTGTCGTCGGTGGACGTGCGGTGGACCGACGGCCCGACGGCGGCCCGGGTGAATGAGTTCGTCGCGTGCTTTCAGGCGGGGCACTTCGACGGGATGACCGATATGTACGAATACGACCGCGCCCACTTCGTTGAGATCGACGGCGAGATCTACCGCCCGGCGACGCGCTATGTGCAGACCTCGCGCGAGTCGTCGCCGCGGGCATTGGCACGGGCGACGTCGGCCGTCGCGTCGTACTGGATGACCACGGCGGAAGAGCGCGCGACGATCGCCGCCGCGATCGCGGATCTCGAAGCGGGCAACGTCAACGACTTTTGGAACAACGTGCGCCGCTTGCGCTTGACCGCGGCGCCGTCGCGTGACTTCTGCGAGCTCGTCTATCGCGCCCTCGGCGATCGGACCACCTGCACGTTGGAGGTGGCCGCGTGATCGCGTACCCGCTGACGGTGTCGGACTTCCACGTCGCGCGGGAATGGCGCGACGGGAAGCCGTCCGACTTTTTCGGCGTGTTCCGCGGCTCGGCGCTGGTCGAGGGCGGATTCGGTACGCGCAAGGGCGCCCGCGATTGGCTGCACGCCCAAGTCACGACGACGCACGCGGACTACTTGCGCGCCGAGGGCATCGCGTGATCCCCGATCATCCGAACTGCCGATGCGCGATGCCGCCCCACGAACGAACGTGGGAGCTCGTGGGCGGGAGCGGCGACGGTGATCTCATCGCGCTGCCGTTTGGCGTGTGTCGGATTGAAGTCGCATCACCCCCGTTGTTGGTGGCGTTCGACGAAGAGCGGAACACCGCCGCGTTCACGATTTACAGCGGCACGTACGCCGCCCACACCGCGCGCGACGTCGCCGACGGTGTTCTCCGCTGGCAAGGTTGGAACCAATGAACCGACTACACGAACGCGACGTGCTCGCCGCCGTCGAAGTGTGGTACTACATCGTGAACGGGTGTAGCTGGTCGGATCGGCTAACGATGTGGAGTCCGATTTACTACGGCCTGTTAATGGGCGCTCGTTCGCTGACGGGCGTCGATTGGCGCTTCGGGCGCTCAACTTTGTTGCCACCCACTCGGCGGCAAGCGTTGGCGCTACTCGCGAACGAACTCCGCCTTCACGGCTTCCGCGCGAACGTTCGCACCGGATCACTCACGTATGAGGGCGCGCAATGACACGGTGCATTGACTCCAATGTGGCGTCGCTGATCTCGATCGTCGGCGTGTTGAGTGGGATTGTATTCGGCGCGTGGATCGCGTCACGGGGGCGCCGATGAACGCCGCGGAACTGCGGAAGCGCGTTGAACTACTCGCGCTCGTGCGCGATGGCGTGGTCGATCCGACCAGCGCACCAGCGGCCGCGGAAACGATCGGCGTCGCCGCCGACATTCTCGAAGCGCTGGCGATCCTTGAGGAACAGGGGCTCGACCTTTACACGCCGCTATACGTGCCGAACGGTTCCGCGTGGAACTTCACGGGCAACAGAGGGAAGGCGTTCGAGAGCCCCGTCGCCGCGTTGCTGGCGCTTCGTGCGCGGGTGAAGGGGTGAAGGCCGCGCGCTGGCCGTGGTGGGTCGAGAACGAAAGCGGCGAATGTATGACGTGCGGCCGCGAGTTCGGCACGGTGCGCGAAGCGTCGGCGCACGCGCGGAAGACAGGCCACTTCGTCAGCGCTGAGAAGGTGCTACAGCGCGTATGGAACGGTGAAGACAAACAACCAGAGGCCCCGACCAATGGCTGAACAGACCAAGCCGCGCAAACTATCGAAACGCGAGATCCTAACGCACGCCGTCGCGAACCGCGCTAAGGACGTACACAGTTACGCGCCCGATCGCTGGGAAGCGCTCAACAACGCGAAGAAAAAACTGCTCGACGCGTGGGCCGCGGAAGTGGCGGAAGCTAGGGCGCTGTCCGAACGGCTTCTGCAAGAGGCACAGATCCACGCGCTCGAAGCGCGCACCGCGAACGCGACGATCGCCGAGATCTATCAAGCCGTGAGCGGCGCGACGGGTGAGCCGGGCAACTGGCACGGCGCGGCGCCCGTGGTCGAAGAGTTGACGCGACTGCGCGCGATCGTCGACGCGTTCACGCCGCCCGCGAAAATGCTGTGCGCGATGTACGAAGGATGTCAAGAACAGCCCAAGGGCTGCAGTGACGCATCGTGGAAGATCATCACCGACGCACGGGCGGCGTTGGCTGGTAACCCTTGACACTCCGAGTATCACCTAATACCTTGCGGTTATGAATAACACCGACCAAGCAACACCCGAACTCACGCCGCGCGAGATCCGCCGCCGCCGCATCGCGACGGCCCTTGCGGTGTCGCGTGTGAGCCTTAAGGACATCTGGCGCCACGTGGAGAAGGACGGCCCCGTGTGCAGCTACAATATGGTTCAGAAGATCGCCGCCGGGGCCGAGGGCGACTCTGAGATCGGCGCGAAGATCCGCGCCGCCATCGCCGAATTGACGGGGCAACCCGCCGCGGCGCTGTTCGACGTCGACGAAAAGGCGTCGACGTAATTCACCCCGAAGTAGGAGCACAACCTGATGAGTACGGCGGAAGCGACCGACCCGCGCCCGAATGGGGCGGACGGTCAAAGGCTCGTGACGGGCGCACGCACTGACGAGACGACGGAGCAGCGGCGCGTCCAGTGGTTAGCGGAGCGCAAGAAATACCTCACCGCGACGGATGCGGCGAAGGTGCTCGGGCTCTCGCCCTATGGCGATGCGGTCGACGTGTGGCTCGAAAAGACGGGCCGCGACGGAGCGGAGTTCGTCGAAACCGCCGAGATGCGCCGCGGCCGTCGCCGCGAGTCCATCGTCTTGGATCAGTACGAAGAGACGGAGCTCGTGACCCTCACGCGCCCGCTGCCGTACACGCTGGTCGCGTCGGAGAAGATCCCGCTCCTCGCATTCTCGCCCGACGCGCTGCGCGGGTCGCTGGGGTCGTCACTGATCCCGGTCGACGCGAAGACCGCGCGCTGGGCTGACCCAACGATGTGGGGCGAAGACGGGTCGGACGAGTTCCCGATCCACTACGCGATACAGTTGCACGTGCAGATGATCGTGCTGGGCGCTGAGATCGCGCACTTGCCGACGGAGTTCGGCGGCGACGAATACCGCTGCTATCACCTTGGGTCGACGCCGTCGCGGCGCGATGGATTGGTGGAGCTATTGGGCGCGTGGTGGCAGAAGCACGTGGTCGAAGACACGCAACCCGCCCCGACCGGATCGAAGAGCTACGCGGACTATCTCAAGCGCGTGTATCCGCGCCACGATGCCGGGATCGCGGTCGACGTCCGAGGCGATCCAGCGCTCGACGCCTTGGGGCCGCGCTTCGATTCGCTGCGCGATGCCGTCAAGGCGTTGGAAGCCGAGCGCGACGAAGTCGGCAACCAGATCCGCAACGCGATGGGATCCGCGGAAGTGCTGCAGGGGTCGATCTGGGGCGCGACGTGGAAGAACAACAAAGACAGCGAAAAGCTGGACGCCGCGGGCGCGGTGCAGGACTTCCAACGCCTTGCCGCCGCGAACGGCTGGCTCGATGAGTGGCGCACGGTGGTACGGCAACGCACGACGAAACAGCGCGGAGCACGCACGCTACGCGTTACCCTCAAGTCAGGCAAGGCATAACCAATGAGTACCTCGAATGCTCTGGCGCGGCAGGACGACGCGCATTCTCCGACCGGGCTCGCGCAATCCGCGGGCGTCGCACTGGCCCGCGGCGAAACGTCCGCCGCCAGCGTCGCGGCCCGCGCGAAGGCGGAAGTCGAAGCGCGCGCGCTGATCGCGATCGGACGGCCGCGCGACGTCGCGCTGTTCCGTATCAAGTTGCTGGAAGCGTGCAAGCGGTCGCGCTTCGCCGAATCGGCGCGCTACAGCAAGCCGGTGGGCAAGCAGAAGGTCGAAGGCTTTTCGATCCGCTTCGCCGAAGAGTGCGCGCGCAGCTATGGCAACCTCGACATCGCCGCGGTGATCGTGTACGAAGACGACTACCGGCGCGTGTTCGATGTCGTCGCGACCGACGTTGAGGCAAACAATACGTACCGGTTCCCCGTGACGATCGAGAAGTCGGTCGAACGGTCGTCGACGAAGGACGGCGACGAAGTGCTCGGCAAGCGCACGAACTCACAAGGGCGCCCGACGTACATCATTCGCGCGACCGAGGACGCGCTGCTGAACAAGCAAGCCGCGGCGATCTCGAAGGCGCGTCGCCAGCTGATCTTACAGCACATCCCGTCGGATATCACCGAAGAGGCGCTGGAACAGATCGCCGCGACGCTGGCGGCCGAAGAGCGAAGCGACCCCGCGGCGAAGCGCAAGCGCTTGGTCGATGCGTTCTACGCGCTGGGCGTGATGCCCGACCAGATCGCGGAGTTCTTGGGGCTGGCGAAGATCGACGCGATGAACGCGGCGCAGATCCGTTTCATGGGCACGATCTACACGGGCCTACGCGACGGCGAGACGACGTGGGCGGAGATCATGGCCAGCACGAAGAGCGACGACGGCAAGACGACGACGGTCGCGACCGACACGCGCAGCGCTACGGCGCGCCTTGACGCGGCGATCGCGAAGCCCGCCCCCGCCGCGGCCCCAGTCGTGGTGTCCGATCCGCCGCCGATGGAAGCGCCGCGGCCGCTGGTCGAAGAGGCACCGGTGCGCGACGGCGCTGCGGAATCGGTCGCCGCACCAGAGCCCAAGGCCATGGACGACGTGGAGATCCGGATGCGCGAGAACGCGCGTGCGAAAATCTCGGAGTACTACGAACACAAGGCCAGCGGCGGACGGCTCAACGCGGACGAAGTGAAGATGTACAACAAGCTACGGCGCGCGTATCCCGACATCTTCGCGGAGATCACGGGCGCGACGGACACCGACGACGAGGGGGGGCAGTCGTGAAGATCATCGAACTACGCGCCGAGAACTTCAAGCGACTAAGCGCGGTCGCCATCCGTCCCGACGCATCGGGGGCGCTGGTGGAGATCACCGGCGCCAACGGCGAAGGCAAGTCGTCGGTGCTGGACGCAATCCTCTTCGCGCTGGCGGGCGCGAAGGGCGCGCCGGTCGATCCGATCCGACACGGCGCTGACAAGACCGAGGTCGAATTGGACCTCGGGGATCTCAAGGTCCGCAAGGTGCAGACCGAGAAGGGTACGACGCTGACGGTAACCAACGCCGACGGCGCGAAGTACCCGAAGGCGCAAGCGATGTTAGACGCCCTGCTCGGGGATCTGACGTTCGACCCGTTGGCGTTCGTCACGATGCCGCCCAAGCAACGCCTCGAAGTGCTGCGCGGGATCGTCACGCTGGACGTCGACCTCGACGCGATCGACCGCGCGATCGCCAGCGACTACGCGGAACGAACCGCGGTCGGGCGCATGGCGGACGAAGCGCGCGCGAAGGTGGCCGCGTTGGGTGAGCCGGTGCAAGGCGCGCCCTACGTCGACGAACAGCCGATCCTCGGCGAAGTGGCCGCGCTCAAGTCGCGGCGCGACGTGCTGGCGGATCGTCAGTCCAACGTCACGGCGCTTCGTTTGGAAGTCGCCAACGAACAGAATCAGGCGGCCGCGTGTGAACAACACATCGCGTTGCTGCGCGCGCAGATCGCGGAAATTGAGAAGCGCCGCGACCAGCACATCGCGCAAGCGACGGCGAAGGCCGCCGAGGCCAGCGTCGCCGTTGACGTGACCGAAGTCGACGCGGTGAAGGCCGCGCTCGTCGACGCCGAAACACGGCTGACTGTGGCGCGCGAAGCGAACGCGGCCGCACGGCAAGCGCACGGCGCGCTCGAAAAGTTCAACGCCGCGCACGCCGAGGCTGACAAGTACGCCGCGATGTACGAACGGCTCACCGACCGGATCGACACGGCGCGGAAGATGAAGGTCGAAGCGCTGGAGCGCGCGGTCTTCCCCGTGCCCGGGCTGTCGTTCGGTGATGGTGACGTATCGCTCGACGCCGTGCCGTTCTCACAGGCCAGCACGGCGCAACAGATCCTCGCCAGCTTCGCGATTGCGTGCGCCATGAATCCCAAGCTCAAGATCGTGCTCGTTCGGCATGGGTCGTTGTTGGACGATCGGTCGTTAGTGCAGTTGTCGCACGCCGCGCACGACGCGGGTTATCAGGTGTGGATCGAACGCGTCGACACGACGGGGCGCGTTGGGTTCGTGATCGAAGACGGTACCGTCATCGCCGCCCCCTCACTCTAGGAGTAGTACCGTGTTTCTCAACATTTCGAAGCTGCAGGTCGAGATCGCCCTTGCCGCGGTCGGGCATCACAAGACGCTGTGTCAGAACCAAGCCGCGCTGTCGCGTCGCTTGGAGATCAGCGAGACCGACGCCAAGGACCAGCTGGCGTGTAACACGTACCTGCAGAGCGTGCTCGACAAGTTCGCCGCCAGCGACGCCGACACGCATACGCTTGAGTTCGAGGCGCCCATGGCGGCCCGCGCGATGCGCGTCGCGCTGATCCAATGGGTGTCCCTTGCGATCACGCGCGACAAGTCGGCGCA